TCTGTTGGATGAAATACTCGAAGAGAATCAACGAGCGAACACGATCATCGTTTACAACTACAAAGAAGAGTTAGCAGAACTTAAAAGACGTTATCCACAACTCTCTACTATGGATGACGCAAATGTTGTTGACAAGTGGAACAAAGGTGAACTTGAGCTTTTGGCCCTGCATCCAAAGAGCGCAGGGCACGGGCTGAACTTACAGTTCGGCGGCAACAAGATCATCTTCTTATCGTTGCCGTGGTCGCTTGAGCTTTACGAACAGACCATCGGACGCTTGCACCGCAGCGGCCAGACAAAAGAAGTGTGGTGTTATGTTCTGATCTGTAATAAGACTATTGACGAGCGCATCTACGCAAGTCTGCATGACAAGCGTTCGTTAGCGGAGTTAGCTTTAAATGAACTGGCGTGAATTGAACGAAGTCCTAACGGACTATACGGAACAAGAGGTATTGGATCTCTTGGGTGACGAGCGCAAGAACGCTCGGCGGTCTACGGTCATTATACGTTTGCATCAGCGTTACACGACGCTGCGGATGTTGCGTGAGCGAGCCGAACTATTAGGGGAAATTGATGAATCCGCACGATCTACTACAACAAGCAAGCGAAATAATCGGCGAGCGAGGGGCTGATTACGGTGGAATTGAAGATAATTTTCAGCTTATTGCTGATCTGGCATCTTTGCGTCTGGGCCGCGATATTCACCCCTTTGAGGTAGCCATCATCATGGTCTGCGTTAAGAACGCAAGAGCGTTTAGCAGCCCGACGCATATTGACAGCCGTCTCGACGCGATGAACTACGAAGCGTTCGCGGCGATGTTTGCCAATGACTATGTGACCCAGAAAGAAGGTTCCGGCATAGGCTACAAGAAGCGCGCCGAACTGAAACCCGCTAAGAAGGAAGAACTAAAGCCGACACGCCGCGCGGAGCTTGCCGTAATCGACGATAAACTGACCCGTTGGGGTTCCACGGAGCCGCCGCAGTTCAGCGGCAACGGCGCGCTGTTGAGCGACTGAATACTGAGTCAGGGGAGGACAAGATCCTTCCCTGACTGTCTGGCAACTAGAAAGTGCCGTTGTCGAGATCAGTAGCAGTATCGTCCACGGTTTTAGGGGCCATAACGACATTGGTCTGTTGTGCTTTCAGTTTAGCTTGCAGATCCATGCGACGCACAACTTCATCGCGCCGCCCGCGCTCGTAAGCGTCGGCTATAATAATTTTAGCCGCGCCGTAAAGCACAAGTAAAAGTATGCCGACTAAAATAGCCGTTGTCATGCGCCGGTTACGTTAAAATCTTTAGCGCCGATAAGGCCAATAGCAATCAATGCAGCTTGCAAAGAAGGCCAGTCGAGCGTTTTAGTTTGCCAAGCGTTGAAGAGGACACCAACGAGAGTGAGAACGCCAGGGATGGTGGTTTTCCAATTTTTAATCATTCGAGTGCTCCTCTAAAATAAATGCCAAGCATAAATGCTAGTTTTGCAACATATGACGCCGTAAGAGCGACAATGATTCTACTTAACAAGCGCTATGATCTGCGCTTTAACGTCTGCAATACGCGCAGACCAGCCTTTGCCAAACGTAGACCAGATCGACAGCGACTGCATAAACGCCAGACGTTTGTTCGTGACGGCCATAGCAACGTAGGTTTTGGTGGCTTGAATAGTAGCAGGGCCGATTTGACCGTCTTGCGTAACGCCGACAACAGCTTGAAGATATTTGGCGGCTCTTGATACGCCGCTGTTTACTGCAAAATCGAACACAGCAAAATCAACGCCGTCGGGCAGATTATCTCCAGAAACACGATCCCAATAGAGGTTCTTGTAAATCGCCGCAACTTCCGAATCAGCAATAGCGCGCACGCTTTGCGTTGAGAGATTCTGCGACTTGCGCCAAGCATCATAGACTGCTTGCGTAACGCCCTTATTCGTCGGGCCGCCTGGATCTTTTGGGTGGTCAACGTAGCCGCCCTCATATTTGAGAACCTGCTTAAGCGCCTGTGGATAGTTCTCTTTCATCGCCGGTCTGCTTTCTGGCTTACAAGATCTCGAATGGTGTCAAGTTTTGCGAACACTTGGCCTAACGCTGAATTAAATTCATCGCGGGTAACGTAGCGCCCTGCTACAAGAACCTCGATAGCGGCGACCTTATCGGCCAGATCCTTATCGGCTTCTTGCAAATCTTTGACAGCGCCCCAGACGGTATTCAATACCCATCCGCCTAGGACGCCGACCACGCCGACAGCGACATCAAAAAATACTTGATATTCGTTGTTCATCTCGCCATCGCATTTATGCCCTGCGTCGCTATAGGTGCAGCGATAGGGGCGTATTCAACAGAGAACGGAACAGCGGTCGGAGCGCCGCGTGTCATAGCCGCGACATTGCCTGCGGCGCGTCGGGCTAGTGCATTACGAACAGCGCGGCCAGCCGCGCCACCAAGAGCCGCGCCAGTAGCGCCATAAAATGCGTAAGGGTCTTCGTTGCCTAGACCATAACCGCCGACAAGCGCTTGTGTTGCCAACATACCTGGGCTACGCGAGGGCGCAAAACGGCTTGCAAAATTAGCAATTGCAGATCCTTCGCTGCCTTCTGCAACGCGCGTTATCATAACCCGTTCATCGGGCGTAAATCGACGCATACGCCCTTCATTCTTTGCTAACGTGCGAAATTGTGTTTCAATATTTTCGGCGGATCCACCCGACAAATTAGCGCGCTCAATTAGACGCTCAATCTCAGCGCTCTTGCTCATCATCTTATAGTCTTTAATACCAGACATGAGAGCGTCAGCGGCTTCTTTACCGCCGCTCATTTGGGATGCTACATTAGTATTTTTTACATTAGTGACAAATTTGTCCAACCTGTCAGTTAAAATACCTCCTAAACGACGCACGTCTTTTTCTTTATCCTCGCGTAGAATCCCAAGAGTTTGTCGAGCGTTATGTAAACTTTCTATCGTCAATGGTTCATTACCAATATCTTTTATTACGTCTATAGCCGCTGTTACATCGCCAAACTTAGGAAAACGAGGGTCATAACCTTGTAAATCTTTGCCTAAATTATCGGTAAAACTTTTGTATGCTTGTGGGTCATATTGAACGCCCATTGATGTAGCGCGATTAAATGCTTCTGACGCGCGTTGGCCAAGAGCCTCGGTTGATGGCGGCTTGCCCACCATACGCAGCGCGCCGCGTTGACCTGCGGCCAGTGCAGACTCAGCAGTTTGTTGCAATCTTGCCGCGCCTCTCGCGCCAGCTAAACCACCGACAAGACTTGTAACCAACAGAGCGCGAGGATCTTCAACACCCATCTGTTCAGCGCGAACGGGCGCAGCCGCTGCACCGGCTCCAGCGCCTGTCTGAACAAACGGACGTTCGCCCATCGTCGCTAATACATTACGCATTACGCCGGGCGCTGCGCGTTTAGCCAAAACATTAGCCGCGCCTGCGCCAGTCAATGCACCGCCCGCGCCTTCGACGCCTGCGGCTAGTAATTCTTCAGCTTGCGTGCGAGGCCGGAAAGATTGCGGCGTCAAATATTGACGTGCAATGTCAGACGGCGTTCTGACTTGTGACGTGCCAATCTTAGGCGCTGCTATGTTGTAGAGCGTCGTCGCCAGATCAGCGACGCCAAGTGCCGCCGGAGCCGCGACAGCGCCAACAGGGCCAGCAACAAGACCGCCAAGTCCAGCAGCAGCCGCAATAGGCGCTATAGCGCCGCCAGCCACTTCAGCCGCACGTCGTGTGGTTAATCCTTCAGACGGTTTTTGTGGCGCAGCTTCTAGCCCAAAATGCTGAAGTATTTCGGCGTCTGAATAACCAGCTTTTTTAGCTTCCGCTGTCTCAGGTATAGACATAAGGAATTGCTGGATCTCAGCATCCGAATATCCTGCCGCTTTTGCGCCCGCTACGTCAAACATTTTTATCTCGTATAGAAAGAAGACAATGGAGGCCGGTTAGATGGCGGTGCGGCTGGCGCGGCAGGCGCTATCGGAGCCGCGTCCTCTTCTGGCAATTTAATTTTACCAGAGCCATACCGCGATGATAGATCGCTAACAATAGCCCGTATTGATTCAATGGACATGGTTGGATCGCCTAGACGTTCTAACGCTGATTTAAGTTCAAAATTCGAATCAAGTTCTTTAGAAGTTTGACCCGTTGCTTCTTTAATATCTTGTAAAAGTTGCCCTCGAAGAGCTGAAATTCTATTGCGTCTATCTTGAGCTTTAGACCCCAAGGCTTTTTCGGTTTCTTGACCGACAGTTGTTCCTTTAAGATACCGTCCCAGCGTGCCAAGCGGATCCGCAGCAGCCGTTTGGCTGCTTATCATATCCCCAGAAGTTAATAGCTGGTCATACGTTCCAAGCATCTTATCAAGAGTTTTATCAATATTTGATTGACCTTTAATTTGCTTGCGTGTGCCAACTGTTACGGGTTGCGTTGGGGTAACAGGAAGAGGTGCAGGTGATGGTATCGGCGCGGCCATATCGCTGATAGGCGCTGCACCCATCATGTTAATTGGCGGCTGAATCTGTGGGCCGCCCATAAAGGTAGGTGCGCCAGCCGCCGCAAAAGCAGGGACAGCGCGCGAACCAGGCATACCAGTGCCGCGAGCAATATTAGCTTCCTGCATACGACGACCGGCATTTACGCCTTTATTGTCGCCAGCGAGACTTTCGATTGCGCGCGCTATTTCGTCTGGATTACCTGACTGCACAGCCGGAACAATACGAGACGGAATATTTCCGTAATTATATGCAACTGACGTAAGCGCCGCCCGTGTATTTTCAGGCAGACGCGACCAATTTTCCTCGCCAACTTTAGCTGCGGCTTTCGGGATAAATTCAGTCTCTAACCGACGATCAAGATCACGGCGCGCGTCTTCCTTGGTTATAGGGGCCATGCCCTTACGAACTTTTTCTACCGTCCCGTCTTCGCGTGTAACCGTGCTGCTTCCAAAACCCGCCCGCTCAGCATTAACGTCAAAATACGGCGTTGGTCTGAACCCTTCAAAGTTTTCAACTAGCGGCCCAGCTAGATTTTGACGCGCGCCTGGCATACCTTCCGCGGGGAGAATAGGCGCGGGCGTCAAACCTCTAGCGGATTTTTTATATACTTCGCCGCCCGCCTCCATATAATCTCCGGTAGGATTAATAAGGCTCTGTTTCCAATCGTCGGAATATTTTTTTCCTTTGAACGCCGCGACGCCTTGGGGAAAATCTTTTTCCATTAACGAAACAAAATTATCTAATGATCCTTGATCGTTAACAAATGTATTAAACATATTTTTATAAAGATCAATTTTACCAGATTGTAATTTTTGTTCTGTTTCTTGTTGTTGCGCGCCGTAAAGCCCCGCTTGACGTTCCGCTGCTTGCGCCTGTCGTAGATCACGGTGCGCCGCCATTTGCGCTTGAAAATCAGCTAACTCTTGCTGTTGAGCGCGCGATCCCATCATCTGGTATTGCGCCAGCATGTTCGTAAAGTCAGTGGGCGTGTTCGCTAGGGCGTTGCGCGAAGCTATCGTGTAATCAACTGGCATAATTAATACCTATAGGCTGTTGGCGCACCTTGAAAACCAGGGCTAAATCCAGCGGCATAAGATGGCATACCGTTTAGATATCCTGCTTGGTTAGCGTATATGGAAGATCTGCCTTGAGGAGCAAAACGATCAGCCATGCCATATGCCATCATAGCATTAACTGGCGTGTTAAGCGCGCTCTGTAACGCTGACGCGCCGCCCATGTAACCTGAAGCGCGGGCTTGGCCTACATTCTCAATAGCCGAAGCATATGGGTTAGCTGCCGATAAAGCCGTCATCTGAGGGCTTGCAAGACCTGTGTAAGCGCCAGATACAGTGCCGCCAGCGTTAGAGGCTAGATTACCAAGATTAGCGCCCGTTGTAGACGCAGCTTGGCCTAAGTTAGCACCAGTGCTAAACGCGCCTTGAGCGATGTTACCGCCTGTTGTCAGTGCAGCCTGTCCTAAATTAGCGCCCGTCGTAAATCTATTACCTGCTAGTTGATTGCCAGTAGAGCCCGCAAGCTGAGATACTGTTCCTGCCGCTCCAGCGCCTCTACCGGCAATATTCTCAAGCCCTTGCGTAGCCGCAAGACGATTAGCCATAAAACGATTATAAGCGCTTTGATATTCTTGACTACCAGCCTCTTGACCGTATCGAATACTTGCTTTCATCGCCGCGCCTGATCCGCGCAGCCCTGAAGCGCCTTGAAGAGCCGACAGCGCGCGTAAACCTTCCTGTGTGCGGAAGGCATAGCCAGGATCCATTTTAAGTTCTTCAAGCGTCGGTTCGCGCGTATATTCGCCGCCAGGTGCAAATAACGCCGCAAGTTGATTAGTCGCTCCAGCGCCTGTGGTCGTATAAGGCTCTTGAGCTGCTACGCCACGCCCGTAAAACTCTCGACCTATATCTTCGCCTTGTTGGGCTTGGCCCAAAAGATCCGCGCGGCCCCTACCATAATAATCTGTAAGCGCGCTCTCGCCGCGGCCATAATAATCTTGTATGTCCTGACGGCCTTTACCGTAAAATTCTCTTACGTCGCCAGTGCCTCTATCATAAAATTCACGGCTTGCCGCTGCGCCTTTCTCAGCCATCTGGCGCGCTTGCTCAAGCGCTTGTTGTTGAGCGATATAACCCAACATGCCGCCCGTTTGAGCGGCTTGGGCCTGCGTGCCAGCCGCACGCTGTGAAGCCGCATAGCCAGCCCCGCTACTGAGCGCGCTTGCTGCGGTGCTTCCTAAAAGGGCTAGTGTGAACGGGTCAGCCATAATGCCTCTTATATCATGAGTTACTTAAAAATCTAACTGTTGGTGCCTGTGCAACGCCAACAACTTCATTACGGAAAGACTCAGTTGCCGCTGCGCCCTGACGGACTTCTTTGGCGACCTCGATCTGAAGCATAGGTAGCGCCGCGACAGCGCAGATCCATTCGTCTACTTCTTTGCCCGTGTTGGGGTTTGTGCCCCGTAACAATGTAAACCACGCGCATTTGAGCTGCACGCAATCCTTCTTAATCAAAGGGCAAAAAGTTCCGTTCTTCAGCTCCATGTTTAGTCTTTCGTTGCGATGATAACGTCTACATACTGAACGGCAAGGTTAATACTCGGCGCGCTAAAGCCGTGGGCGTGGCCGCCGCCGCCACCCGTATTGCCGATAGATGTCGAAGTAGAAACGCTAATGCCAGTGCCTGCGCCGCCTGTAGTTAATCCGGCTGCGTTAGGAACCGTAAAATTGCCGCCAGTACCTGCGTTATACGAATTTGACCCGGATACACCAGTATAGCTATGCGCGTGGCCTGGATCGCTTACAGAGCTAGAACTTGACGCGCTATGATTATGCGATGGTATGTCTGATGTCGTCAGCGTATAACTAGCGACCGTGCCGGTAACGGCCTGTGAAGCAAAGGCTGTCGTAAAAGCAACAGAGCCGCCTGACGACGCTGCGCCTGACACGACACGAAGCGCTTTGTTATTATGGGTTGTGGATTTCGTCCAGCCTGTCGGAGCTGCCGTCTGCACGAACAGCATTGCCGTGCCCGCCGGTAGGTTTTCCCAGTCACCGTAAAATGTCGTCGCAGTGACAGAACCTGTAAACGTCGTATCGCCAACGCCGTCAATCGTTTGACGTGTGGCGTTAGCTGTTTTAATAACAAAATTACGTGCGCCAGCGGCAGCAAAAATAGAAT